GCGGCGCGAGAAGCGGGAACCCGCAACATGCGGGACGGTCAGCGTGGCACGACGCGGCAGCGGGTGCACAACGTTTTTCCGTCTGCGCGGCAGATCCAGCCTTTCGGCAGGTCGACGACGTTCCCGCGCCGATCGGTCGAGGCCGTTGCGCCGCAGCGAAAGCAGCGCCAGTCGTAGGTGGAGCCGATCGGGACGCTCATCGCGTCACCAACGCAGACCAGGCGGTGAAGAACCGATGGCCCCCGCGAGCCATCGCGGCGTGCAGCGGCTCGTGCGTCGACAGGATATGGTCGCCGATGTACGTCAGCCGCGCGGGCTCGCTTGGCACGTACTCGGGCAACGCCTGCGCGATGACCGACAGGGGCGTCAGTCGGTGGAGCGGCTGCCACGGGCCTGCGCAAACCGACGTGATGGCCCGGTCGGCTCGCCAGATGTCGGATGGCTGCATCGAGGCGAAGCTCGGTAGGATGGCGATGACGAGCGCCATGCCGTCGATGATGTTCGCCTCAACGAGCGCTTGCAGCCCGTCGCCCTTGGCGACGCACTCGACGCGAACGCACGTCGGCGAGACCTCCCACGCCGTCGAGCTGCTCCGATGCCGGAACGAGATCGTGTCGCCCTCGACCTTCACCGGGCGCTGAGAGGGAACCCACTGCGCGTAGTTCTGCGCGGTCTCCCAGTTCCATTCCGTGTCGCTTGGAATGGCTTTCGCCCACTTTTGAGAGAAAGCTCGCCCAAGACGGATAGCGATGCGGCCTACGATGTCAGCGTCGATCATGCTCCGTGCTCCTCTAGGTAGGCGACCTCGGCAACCACGGCGGCAAGCGCAACGCGGCGGGCCTCTGCGATGCGGTCGTCAAAGCCTGCGGCGGCGTAGTGCCACTCGCCCATTTCGGCTGCGCCGATGTGCCTAATGAGCGCCTGCGAGGCGGCGCTCATTGCGGCGCGCGCCAAGCGGCCCATGCGGGTGTCGCGGTTAATGTGCGAGCCGTACAACGGTCCGATGGCGTCTTCGGCGAGCTGGGCGCTGATGGCCATTGTGAGAATAGACATGTTCTTCTTTCAGAAAAAAGGGGCTCCGCAGGCGAGCCCCTCGTCAATGTCAGACTGCGAGGGCAATCACTTCGCTTCGGCGGTAGAGCCGCCCGGCAATTTGATACGACATCTCTCCGTTCATGTAGTCGCCACCAGGGGCAGGAATCCACGTCGTCGAGATGATTGCGAGCCCCTTCTTCGTGAGCGCGTTAAGGGTCTTGCGGCTGAAGTCGGCAGAGGAGTGATGCATCATTGTCGGAGTCTTTCAGTGTGCGGTGCTGAGCACCGTGAAGACAGTATGCAACACGATTGAGCTACGCGCAACCTTTTTTTACCAGCTCCTCCACTTTTTCTTTCGCCTGGAGAAAACCAGCGCAAATGACCACCGTGTGCCCGATGGACTCAAGGTAGCGGTGCCAGTCTTTTTGCACCGCGCTTGTCGTCCCGCCGTCGGCGCGCTTCATCTCGATCCAGAGGCTCCACGCGGGCACGAGCAGGTCCGGCACGCCTGCGACGACGCCTTCGGCCTTGAGCTTCGCTCCCGTCGTGCGGCTGCGCTGCGAGCCGTTCGGGATGGCGAGGATGCGCACGGCGGGAAACGTCTGCCGAAACCAGCGCACGAACTCGCGCTGCTCGACGTGCTCGGTGCGGGTCAGTACGGCAGCAGGTCCGTCCACTGCGGGCACTCGTTTGGTTCCTCGACGAACTCGCGGGGCGGCCTTGCTTCGTATTTCTTGCATATTGCATCTTCTTCGTAGCCGCCCGATGAGGTGGCGTAGTGGTCGCACGATGCGCAGCATCGGGGAGGATTCGCGAGGACTTCAAGCCACTTTTTCACGGCGCTCATGCGTCCATCTCCTGGTCAGTATCTCGGCAAACTTGCCGCGTTGCGTGTATCTTATCACGCTTGGCGACGAAGCGGCATTCATGATGCGTGCTACTTCGTCGAGGTCGTCGGAAAGCGCCCAGCCAGGCGAGAGGCCCGCGTCGGTCGCGATGCGCGCCAGCAGTCGCCGAGCCTTGTCGCCTGCGTACCCGTCGTGGGCGATCGTCAGGTACTCGTCGACCGAATCGGTGAGGCCGGAATAGTACCGCACGCGGAGCGACTCCTTGCCCGAGCTGCGCCCTACGTGCCGCCGCCATTCCCAGGAGTCAACCTCAAGCTCGTGCACGTCGGAGGCAGGGCCGCCCATGATGTCGACGTCGCGCAGGACGAGCGTTTTCTCCTCGGGCGCGGGGAACTCGTTGCCGCACGCGGGGCAGACGCGCGCACTAGGATTCACGAGCTCGTTGCAGGCTTCGCAGACCTTCACGGGCGCTTCGCCCGTGCCCTTTTTCGCCTTGTTCGGCGGGCGCACGTCGAGGATAGGGCCGTGCGTCTCGATGACGCCCGCGAAGTCGAGAACGAGGCAATCGGTCTTGCCTTCGGCGGGCCGCATTCCTCGCCCCGCCATCTGCACGTAGAGACCCGGCGAGAGGGTCGGGCGCATCATGGCGATGCAGTCGACGCCTGGATGATCGAAGCCCGTCGTGAGCACGTTCGCGTTCGTCAACGCCCGCAGCTCGCCGCGCTTGAACGCCTCGATGATTCGCTCGCGCTCCTTCTTCGGCGTCTCCCCCGTGATGCAATCCGAAGCGATGCCCTCCCGTTGCAGCGCGGAGCAAACGTCGCGCGCGTGCTCAACGCCGCAGCAGAAGAAGAGCCAGCTCTTGCGGTCGCCTGCGAGGGCGATCGTCTCGCGCACCGTGCGCGTGTTCTGCTCTGGCGTGTTGACGGCAGCTTGCAGCTCGCTCTCGATGTACTCGCCGCCGCGCGTGTGCACGCCTTCGGTGTCGAGCCCGAACTCGGTCCACTTGCTCCGCAGGCGCACGAGGTGCCCTTGGTGAACGAGCTCGTCGATTTCGACCGGCTTAAGGGTGGCGGAAAAGAGCGCGCCGTCTTGGTCGATCATCCCGTGCCCGAGGCGGTACGGCGTCGCGGTGAGTCCGATGACACGGAGCGCGGGGTTGATGGCGGCGAGGTCTGCGATGAAGTCTCGGTATCCGCCCTCGTCCTTGTGGCTGACGAGGTGCGCTTCGTCGATGATGACGAGATCGACGTGTCCAACGTCGGCGGCGCGTTTGCGAATCGACTGGATGCCCGCGAAGGTGATGGGCTCGCCGAGCTGACGCCGCCCTATGGCTGCGGAGAAGATGCCCATCGGCGCACCGGGCCAGTGTGCGCGCAGCTTCGCGGCGTTCTGCTCAATCAATTCCTTCACGTGCGTTAGCATGAGCACGCGCGTCTCGGGCCATTGCGTGAGGGCGTCTTCGCAAAGCGCGGCGATGACGTGCGACTTCCCCGAGCCGGTCGGAAGGACGAGGCACGGGTTCCCGACGTGCCCCGCGGCGAACCAGGCATAGAGCTGGTCGATTGCCCGCTGCTGGTACATGCGCAGCTTCATCCGAGGATTCTCCCGCCGAACTTGGTTCGGAGCGCGACTAGGGGCGGGTCGATGCACGCCTTCGGGTTCGCTACGATTTCGGTCGATGCGAAGCCCTTCACCTCATGCCCGTCGATCGTGTGCACCGCGTCGCCGCCCTCGGCGTACGTGACGGGCCACGGCACGAGGTCGCAGTGCAGCGCGTGGCAGTCGTGAGCCTCGCGCATCCAGTCGGTCGGCATCACGTGGTCGCCGTTGCGAGCGCACGTCCACGTGCTCTCAGTCGTTGCCGTCGAGTGAGCGCACGTGCGGCAGTTGACCTCCTGCGTGACTTTCGAGCCGTGGCAGAGGTCGTGGGCGCTGCACCATTTGCACTCGAACCACGTCGAGTCGGTCGAGATCGGCGGTGGAATCTCGTCCTGGAGCGCGATGCGTTGCCCGCGCTCGACGAGCTTCTCGGCGCGCTCTTTGTCGAGCTCGATGCGCTCGGTGTAGAGGCGGTCGTCGTCTTTGCAGACGGCGACGTATAGGGCGCGGTCGACGCCCGTTCCGAGCATGTAGGCTTGAACCTGCGCGTAGTGCTTCGGGTGCGCTTTCTCGACGCCATCCTTTTCGAGCGTGTCGAAGGATTTTCGAGCGTGCGTCTTAATCTCAAGGACGTGCGCCTTCTTCGGCGCGTCGGGCACGCCTGCGGTGATGATGCCGTCAATCGAGCCGCTGACGTGGCTTCCGAACTCGACGCGCGTCTGCGCGGTGCCCGTCGCGCGGACCTTCATGCCGATCGCGCGGAGGTCTTCGACGACGGTCTCCTCCTCGCGGTGCCCTCTTCGGAACACTCGCAGGATGCGCCCTGGAAAGGTCTCGCGCACCGCCCAGCGGAAGCCGAGCCACAGCTTGCGCTCGCACTTCTCGCCGAGCGTCGATCCGCCCATGTGCGGGCGGAAACACTCTGCGTGGCTCGCACGCTTCGCTTCGTGGCTTGCGTCGACGAGGGCCGCGATGGTGTGCTTGGGTTCAGGGATTTTCAAGGCTTTTCTTTCTTCGTTGCCAGCTCTGCAAGCTGCGCCCGCGCCTCGTCGCGCTCGCGGGTCATTTGCTCAAGCCGCTCCTCGGCGGTGAGGGCGCGTTCGCTCTCTGCTGCGAGCAGGAGCGCGAGGCGGTGCTGTAGGTCGTTGCTCATGCCTCATCTCCCGCAACAGCCTTCGCCGCTGCGCGCATCGCCGCCTTAACGGCGAGCCCTTCGATTTCGGAGATCGGGAGCGCCCAGCGACCCCGGCGATGCGCTACGGCGCAACGTGCGCAGCCGTGGCGCGGCTGCTTGCGCGTTACGAGCGCGGGGTAGCCGACTTCGCTCGGCTGATTGCATCGCTTGCACGTGACCGCGAAGCGTTGAAACCGGACCTTCTCGCCTGGGTTCAGGCAGCGGATCCCGGTCCACGTCGCCGACTCGTGAGGGACCGCGATGCGCTCGCGACGTAGGCAGCCGCAGGAGCGAAGGCGATTGTGCGTCAGGTGATACGCTTTGCGGTCGGTGACGAGCTGGCCGCAGTCGCAGAGCGCGACGAGCGGACTCGTCAGGGTGACGAGCAACCGCCCGAAGCGGTCGCCCACCCGAAGCGGGGAGCCGCCCGCAAGCGACGGCCCCCCAATCGGCTGCATCACTTCTTCGCCCATGGCGGCGACGGCTTGCCGGCGGCGGCCTTCGTCGGCGCGGAGCCTTCGAGGGCCTTCGCGGCTGCGACCTCGTTGCTCGCCTCGTAGCCGTTCGCCGCTTCGCGCACCTTCACTTTGATCGAAAGCACGCAGCCGCGAAGCTCGTCGGTGTCTCGCACGGCCTTCTTGCCGATCGCTCGCACGACCTCGGCAAGCTGCTGCCGCCCGATTGACTCGGCGGCAGGATTGTCGTTCTTCACGTTGTAGTTTGACCAAACCTTCCGGCCTTGTGGGTCGGCGAGGGTGAACTCGACTCGGAGGTATTTCCCCGTGCCTGACTTCGTGTCGCGGCTTTCGGCCCCGGTGATTGTTGCCGCGTACCAGCCCGCGGGGAGCAAGTCGAACGAGCGGTCGGAAACGGGCACGTCGGACGTGTCAAAGGAGAATTCCATTATTTCGAGTCCTTGCTGATGCTGAATGAGGGACGACCTGCGGTCGTCGTGATTGCCCCGCGTAGTGGGGCTGTGATGGCGTCTGCCGCGCTCTTCCACGCGGCAGCGTTGATGTCTGCGCTCCAGCGGAAGAGCGCCGTCAGGTGCTCGGTGAGCCCGTGCTCGGTGGCGAGCTCCTGGAGTCGGTCGGTGTTGACCTTGCGATTGAGCCGCCCGACAATCTTGATGACCATGCCCTGCTCGGTCGAAGCGTTCGTGGTGCCCTCTTTCCCCTCTGGGATGGCGAGGAGCGCAACGAGTCGGTCCTCGATGGCGCGGCGGGCCTCGACGGCTTCGCCTTCGGCGGTCTTCGCCGCGGACCATTGACACGCTAGGGTGTCGAGCTCGTTCATTTTGAGCCTCCGATTTTGCCGATGACCGCCCCGAGGTCCGCAGGCTCCCAGGCGTC